ATTATTATCTAGCCACAGCGGCAGATATCGTGGCGGATCCGTCCGCACCAGGTGCTTTCGTTCAAGGTATTATGGAAAATAAAGAGTGGGTGTGGGATAACGGTAAGGTCAAAGAAATTGACGTTAATGCATATTATGAACAAATTAAGAACGCAAAGCAAAAGCAAATTGACGAAATCTCATTGAAGATCTTTGAGAATTTTGTGTCAAAACTTTAAATTTTATAAATAATATTACTTCTTTAGGAGTTTAACTAAAATGTCAAAAACATTATCAGAATCTGCTGCTGAAATTCTAAGAGCATCAATGAATGCAGGCAAGGAACCAATGCAAACACTTGCTACCCAAATGGATGATCTAGGCGGCACAACAAACGAAAAGCCAGAAGGCGATGAAGTTGGCAAAAAGGCTGCAGCTGCCACAAAGGAAGCGCCAAAGCCTGGTCAAGTATCAGCCGAAGGCGACAAGAAAATGAATTCAGTCAAGTCTTCAGGTCTTGCAACACCAGTAGTTGGTAACATGAATCCAAGTTTGGGTGAAGAAACAGAAGAAACAGAGGAAGAGGAAACGATTCTCGAAGACTCTGAAGAAGAAGAGACTCTCATTCCTGAAGCCAAGTCTGAAGATGATGAAGACGAGGAAGACGAGGAAGATGAAGAAGAAGAAGACGAAAAAGAAATGAAGATGAAGATGAAGAAAGAGATGGTTGAAAAGTATCGCGGCTCAATGAGAGAAGATGTCGATGCTCTATTCAACGGTGAGTCTCTATCTGAAGACTTCCGTGTCAAAGCAACAACAATTTTTGAAGCAGCTGTACAATCACGAGTTGAGTCAATTGTTGAAGATGTTCTTTCAGAGAATGACGCAGTGCTCATCGAAGCCATCGAAGAAATCAAGAACGAAATGTCTGCACAGGTTGATGAGTATCTCAGCTATGCAGTCGAAGAGTGGGTTAATGAAAATCAAGTTGCAATTGAAACAGGTCTCCGCGCAGAACTTGTCGAAGACTTTATCAATGGCTTGAAGAATCTATTTACAGAGCACTACATCGAAATTCCAGAAGAGAAGGTCGATGTTGCTGAAGAACTTGCAATGACAGTTGCACAACTAGAAGAAGCAATGACTGCAGCAGCTGCAGAAAAGGCTGACCTTGTTGAAAAACTTAATGTTGCAAATAAAAACGAAGCAATTCGTAAGATTTGTGAAGGTCTAACCGAAGTACAAGTCGGCAAAATGAAATCGCTCGCAGAGGGCATGGAGTTCACCACAGAGGGTGATTTTAATAATAAGCTCGCAGTAATTCGCGAGAACTACTTCCCATCAAAGAAAATGACAAGTGAGGTAAAGGTCCTTCAAGAAACAGCTGTTGAAGAACCAGAAGTAGTTGAAGCATCTGGTATGATGAAACATTATGTAAATGCAATCACAAAAACGGCTCCAAAAGCCTAATTTAAACTAAAAACTCAGGAGAGTTATAACATGTATCTTAACGAAACATATGCAAAAAAGTGGGCTCCAGTCCTTGATCACTCAGAACTCCCAAAGATCACAGATCCTTACAAGCGTGCAGTTACTGCACTTGTTCTAGAGAACCAAGAACGCGCCCTAATGGAAGAATCACGTTCCATGCAAAACCTATGGGAAGCAGGCACTGTCTCTGGCGGCGGTCTACCAAACAACATCGGTGGCGGTTCGTCACCAGTAGTTGGTGGTGAAGGCTCAATCAAAGGCTTCGACCCAATCCTAATCGGTCTCGTCCGTCGTGCACTACCAAACCTAATGGCTTATGACATCTGCGGCGTTCAGCCAATGACTGGTCCAACAGGTTTGATCTTCGCAATGCGTTCAACCTTCGCATCTGCAACAGCACGTGCTGGTGAAGCATTGTTCAATGAAGCAAATACTGGCCACTCAGGTAATGCTGCTACTGGTACACAGTCAACATTGGCAGTGAACCCAGGTAATGCAAACTCATCAATCTTCGGTTTAGATAACACTGGTCCAGGATTCTCAACATCCTTCGGTGAATCAGCAAACCTAGCACAGATGGGTTTCCAAATCGATCGTGTTGCTGTTACAGCAAATACACGCGGTTTGCAAGCATCATACACGCTAGAACTTGCACAAGACCTCAAGGCAATCCACGGTCTCGACGCAGAAACAGAATTGACAAATATCTTGTCAACTGAAATTCTAGCAGAAATCAACCGCGAAGTTGTTCGTACTGTTTATGCAACTGCGAATGCAGGTATCACAAACAGTGCAACGGGTAATGTCTTCAACCTATCTTCTTCAAGCGACACAAGCGGTCGCTGGCAGGTTGAGAAGTACAAGTCACTCTTGTTCGCAATCGAAAGAGCAGCAAATAAGATTGCTAAAGACACTCGTCGTGGCAAGGGCAACATGCTTATCCTTTCAACCGATGTTGCATCAGCTCTCGCAATGACAGGTCTTCTTGACTATAATTCAGCACTAGCTGGTCAAACAAACCTAACTGTTGACGATACAGGCAATACCTTCGCAGGTACCCTATTCGGACGCATCAAGGTATATGTTGATCCATATTCTGTTGCTGGTACAGACTATTGTGTAGTAGGATATAAGGGCACCAACGCTTATGACGCTGGTCTCTTCTACTGCCCATATGTTCCTCTACAGATGGTTCGTGCAGTTGATCCACAAACCTACCAGCCAAAGATTGGCTTCAAGACTCGTTATGGTCTCGTTGCAAATCCATTCGCAACTGGCGCTGGTACTGGTGCTCTAGCACATGACACAAACGTTTACTATCGTAAGTTTGTTGTTCTAAACATCAACCAATAATTGATGTGCTAGAAAAAGTTTTGCCGAAAGGCAATACGATTAAGGGAGGCTTGAAAAAGCCTCCCTTTTTTTTCAACTAAATATTATAAATGTTTCTGTTTCAGGATTAAACTAAATGTCAGCATTGACTCGAACACCAACAAATACAGATCTACTTCAAAGTACAAAATTTAGAGTAACCTTTGATCGCCTACCAGGTGCAACTTACTATTGTCAAGCAGCAAATGTGCCAGGAGTTTCATTGACTGAAATTCCGAGAGTGACACCATTTATCGATCTATATGTTCCTGGTGAGAAGATGATCTATGATACATTTAATATCACTTTTCTAGTTGACGAAGATATGCGCAACTGGACAGAAATTCATGACTGGATTCGAGCCATGACATTTCCTACAGACTTTAAAGAATATCTGGGGTTAGAACGACAAGCAAAAACTCCATTTATTCGAAATAGAGAAAAAGCAAAACCACAATATTCAAGTTCTATACTCACACTCTTTACAAACAAAAATAATGCGAATTTTCGTGTTAAGTTTGTTGATATGTTTCCAACTTCAGTTGGAACAATATTGTTTAATGCGCAAGATACTGCAGAAAATATTGCAATTGCCGATGCAACTTTTAGATTCTCTTATTATGAATACGAAAGACTGAGATAGTCTTTATATAACTATTGGTGCGTCGTTCAAACCAGACATAGTCATTATATAACTTTTGGTTTATCAAGTCAACTATTGGTGAAGTTGCTTTTATTATTTGTTTGTAGTATACTAAACACTCATATATCTTTGCATTTATATTATGGAAACACCACCTCTCGAAGAAGTCATGCGTCAATGGGAAAAAGATTCCGATGTTGATGCCACAGAACCTGGAAAGGAAATTCTCCGCATTCCTTTGTTACACAACAAATACAACAAATATTTGTCGCTGCATAATCTTGCTGGAAAAAGAGCAGGACTAGAGTATGACAAAATCAAGAAACTTAAATGGATGTATTACAACGGCAAGTTAGATCAAGATGAACTTGACAAACTTGGATGGGAACCATTTCGTTTCACTCTTAAATCTGATATACAAGTATATCTTGATGGTGATGATGATCTTGTTAAACTCAAACGCAAGAAAGCATATCATGAAGAAGCAGCCAAGTTTTGTGAGTATGTAATGAAGGAATTAAACAATCGCACTTGGCAATTGAAAGAGTATATGGGCTGGGAGAAGTTTATTCAGGGTGCGAGATGATAGAGCATGTTGTTATTGAAAAGGTAAATAACATCTATGTTCAAGTAACAGCTGAACCAGGCATCTTGCAAGAGATGTCAGAATTTTTTACCTTCTCAACTCCAGGTTATCAATTTTCACCTGCGTTTAAAAGCCGCCACTGGGATGGAAAGATTCGACTTTTAAATTTAAACACAAGACAGATCTATCTTGGTCTTGTTCCGTATATCAAAAAGTTTTGCAAGGACAGCAACTACACCTGCGAGTATATCGATGAAGAACGGGAAGTCTATCCTGTTGATACGAAAAATTTGGCAAGTGCTTTATCACTTCCAATGGAGCCGCGAGATTATCAGTTGCTCGCTTCTAGTGTCGGACTGACAAAGAAAAGAACTGTACTTATTTCACCCACGGCATCTGGAAAATCGTTAATCATCTATATGATGATTCGTCATCTGTTGAACACAGGTAAGAAGCGCGGATTACTCATTGTTCCTACGATTAACCTCGTCACTCAGATGCATAGTGACTTTCAGAATTACTCATCTGTCAATGGATGGGATGTTGAGAAATACTGCCAAAAAATATTCGGCGGCGAAAGTAAGATTCCCGACAGTGATTTGATTATCTCTACATGGCAGTCAATCTATGATATGCCGAAGAAATACTTTGCGCAGTTTGATTTTATCATCGGTGACGAAGCGCATACGTTCAAAGCCAAGTCACTAACTTCTATCATGACCAAGTTAATTAACTGTGATGTGCGTATTGGCACGACAGGTACACTTGATGATAGCAAAGTAAACAAGTTAGTCCTTGAAGGATTGTTTGGTCCGACATTTAAAGTTATTTCTACCAAAGAACTCATTGAACGCAAACAATTAGCCAATTTCAGTATCAAGTGTATTGTATTGAAGTATCCTGAGATTGTATGCAAGACTGTTAAGGGATTTACTTATCAGGATGAAATGGCTTTTCTGGTTCAACACGAAGGTCGTAATAGATTCATTACTGATCTTGCATTAAATCTTAAAGGCAATAGTCTCGTTTTATTTACTTATGTTGAGAAACACGGTAAACTTCTATATGAATGGATAACTGAAAAAGCAAATGGGCGAAAAGTATTCTTTATTCATGGTGGGGTTGAAGCAGAAGATCGCGAAGCAGTAAGACATATTACTGAACAAGAAAACGATGCGATCATTGTAGCAAGTTACGGAACATTTTCGACTGGTGTAAACATTCGCAACCTACATAATATAATATTTTCCTCACCAACAAAAAGTAAGATTCGAGCATTACAGTCTATCGGTCGTGTGTTGCGTTTAGGTGAAAACAAAGATGCTGCTACGCTATACGATATCGCTGACGATCTGCGTTATGGTCCTTATACAAACTTCACATTGAAGCATTACGAGGAACGAGTGAAGATCTATAGTGAAGAAAAATTTCCTTTCGCAACTAACAATGTAAGGATAACCTAATGCCAAACCAAAAAAAATTAAAGTTTGTCCGTTTTAGATCTATTCCTGATGATATTATTGGGTATGTTACCCATAAAGATGATTGTATTGTGATTGAAATGCCGCTCAGGGTTGATGTTGAAACTATCTTTGAAGAAAATCGACAACTGCTTTTAATGAACGAATATTTACCGCAGTCTATACTTGACATTCAGGAAGTAGAGTTTTATAATGATGAGGTGCTATTAATAGCGCCAGTGAAACAAGAATTCGTTGAGCAGTACGAATATGTTGCAGATTTCTTCTATAGCAATAAGCACAAATTAAGTATTCCGCAAAAGAAAGAATCGAATTCAAAGAATGCAACTCAAATGGATGAAAAAGTTGAGAAGGTTGTTTCTATTCTTGAAGCAATGGCAAACAAAAAGGATAAACCAGTACACTAATTATGGCTAAGAATCACTACATCAATAATAAAGACTTCCTCAAAGAGATGACGAAGTATCGCATATCAATTCGTAAGGCTAAGAGGTTGGGTTTACCAAAACCGCAAATCCCAAGATATGTCGCTGAATGCTTTATGAAGATTGCTGAGAATCTTTCACATAAGCCAAACTTCTTGTCGTATACTTTTAGAGACGAAATGGTTGCCGATGCAATTGAAAACTGCGTGATGTATGTTGACAATTTTGACCCCGCGAAATCTAGCAACCCATTTGCTTATTTCACACAAATAACTTATTATGCATTCTTACGTCGTATCCAAAAAGAGAAGAAGCAACTATATGTCAAATACAAATCAACTGAAACTGCTGGAATACTCGATGAGTTCGAACTCAATGAAAATGAGGATGGAACTTTCCGCCAATTCGAACTGTATGAAAACATTTCCGAATTCATACAAAATTACGAAAACGCTCGGAAAGAAAAGAAAGCCAAGAAAGCCGCAGGAATAGAAAAGTTTGTTGATGAGGATGTAGTTAAGTGAGTAAGATAGCAATACTTGGGGATACTCATTTTGGGATGAGAGGCGATAGCATTGCCTTTCATAATCATTATCGTGAGTTTTATAGTAAACATTTTTTTCCGTATTTGGTGCAACATGGAATTAGGACCATATTTCAATTGGGTGACTTATTTGATCGTCGGAAGTATATTTCTTTTCAATCTCTTGCTCTTAGCCGCAAGTATTTTTTTGATGAGATATATCGGCTTGATCTAGAACTGCATACTCTTCTAGGCAATCATGACATCACATTTAAAAATACTTTGGAGATTAATTCCCCAGAGTTATTGCTTCAAGATTATACAAATGTGTATGTTTACAATGA